TTAACTTGCCCATGCTTTTCTTCCTTTCTTCCTTGCAATTCCAATGGATAAAATATTCTCAATTTTAAATGTCCTATACTGGTTTCTAAGCTTACAAAAAGCCACTATTTTATTTTTTTGAATTTCCTCAACAATAATAACCCTCTGGCTGATCTCCCCCTTGTCAGACAAATAGATAATTTCTAATGGTTGTTGCGTAGATAAGGAATGTAATAACAAACCTTTCACAACAATCCCCCCTCTTATTTAGATTATACACGAACATTAGTTCTGTTATCAATATTAAAAACAAACATTTGTTCTTGTTTAATAATCCTGCTTATACATCACCTCGCATGGCACTCCATGCTCCTTGCACCATGCTTCGAGCTGTCGCTTTTTCACTTCTGAAACGGTGTACCACAATAACACGGCTTCCCCTTTATTTTTTTCTTTCATAAATTGAAACAATGAGGCATATCGTTTGATCTTTGACAAATTTTCCGCCATCTTTTGTTTAATGTCCACTTCAACAAAATACATTTGATCGTGATACGTAAACCGTGCATCGGAAACAATAGCGTACTCTTTCCCGTTGAGTATCCAGCGCGTTTTTGCTTCCGCTTTCCAGTCAGTCGGATAGTGATAGAAGATATAGATGTCGTTGCGCATGACAATGTGCTGAAGTGGGCTGTTTCCTGTCACGGTTACTTGGCCGCCGATCATTTCTGCCCCCTTTTTATTCAAATAGTACACATGCTCCTTCAACGCTTTATAGTTCAAATATTCCCGGATAGACTGTATCACCCGATTAGCATTACGTTTGCTTCCCAGGTCGAACATATATTGAATTTGCGAACGGCTTAATGCGCCCAGGTTATTCAAAGTATATAGCATCTTCAACTGTCTTTCTGTGAGTTTTTCTAACTTTAGCAACACGGTACACCTCCAATCGTTTGGCCATCTCCTCATCGCTGATATAAGGCACCTGAACAATTTTTTTCTCATGCGTTTTGATGATCGCACGACCTTTTATGTCCGATGGCAGTTCCTCTGCACCATAATCATCGATGGCCACCATGCTTGCATAGCCGGCAGGCAGACGAAATGTGACTTTGAGATCGGCGTTTTGTTTGATTTGGCGTGGCAACGTATCGGAAGTCGGGTATTGTGTACAGAAGATAAGACGCATACCTAAAGCTCCTGCAACTCGTGCCACTTCTGCAAGAGTATATTGACATGCTGCCAACATATCCTTTTGTGCTTTGGTCATGAATTTGTCCGGTGCTAATTGAGCCCCTTCGTCGACAATGATGAAAAGACGTTTCCGCAAAGGTGTATCAACAATATTGGTCCATCCATTTTTCTTAAATTCAGCCATGCTCTGTTCCATGATCATGTGAACGATGCGAAGCGCTTCGAATGCTTCTGTTGGATCACTGGCAACCTCAATAACTTGCTTTAAATCCCTGTATTTTTCGAACTCCAATCCGCCTTTGAGATCAATAATGATAAATTCCGCATCGTCGGGATGGTGCTCAATTAGATATGTCATCATATTTTTGAGCATCACTGTTTTTCCGAACCTTGCCGTTCCACTGATGGTACAATGCGGCGTTTTGTCAAAATCGTGGAAAATCCAGCCTTTCTCGTTTCGGCCAAGTGGTACGACCCAGCCTTTCTGAAAAGGAACATCCTTATACAGCACTTTTGTAGGCACATCATTATTAAAGATGTCAACGTACAGCCATTTCTTGAACGTGACTTCAACTGGGCGATCCAGAGTGGCAGCAAGTATTTCTTCGACTGGTTCCAACGCTTTTTTAGGTAGCCCTAACGGTACACGATACACATAACGCACACAGTAGTCCTTTTGTTCTGTTGCAACAAGTTTCGGATAGACAAACTCCTTGCCCTCGACTGCTCCGACTTTCAAATTACGAAATACTGTATAAATCACTCGTTCCTCTTTCTGCTTGTTCTTAACTCCGGACAAGATTGCCGCTGAACCAGCAAGGACAGGAATCGCTAACAATTCAAACAAGAAAAACACCTCCAGAAAAAAGAGATACTATCCCAATCATTGGGCATATTCCCGAAAGCTCGTTCATACGCATGATAATAGGGTTTCAGATAAGCCCACTCCCATTCCATAGGGGAATATGTGCGGGAACATGTCACAAGAACAAAATGGACAACTTGTGCATGAAATAGAGCAAGCCCGCGCATATTCCCGCCTGCATTCCCACGTTAAGCACGAAAGACGCGCTTTCTTTGTCCACCCATCCACGATTTTCGGCGTACCCGATCCCGATGAGGATCATGCCTGCCCCGATCACTTCGATCATTTTCCGCCCCTCCCTAGATGATGTTTGTAAAAATGTCGTTGATACCACTCACTTCCGTCATCCCCGATCATTTCGGAAACGTAATCCAAAATAAGCGACTTCGGTATGCTGATGTATTCCTCTTCTTCGATGTATCCTAGCTCTTTTCCGATCTGCTGATACAATGAATAGTAACCTTTGTACTCCCTGCTATCGACTTCGAACCGTTCCATGTAGTCAAACAGCTTCTGTTTCTTCTCCTTCGTGTCCGCTCCGCGATACAACTCACTAAGATAGTCTGAACTGTGCAAATACGGCGTGTGGTCCAGATACTCGAACTCGTTCATTTTTCGATGCCGCTTCCGATGTTCAGCATAAGCCTGGAAAATGCTTTGCAATACTCCTTCATGTTCCAATTGACCTTCCCCCTCTCATTCCTTTTTTTTCTGAAATCTTGCATGATTGGCAGCTTTGAAGGAAATCGGGTATGCTGTGTGGAATTTTGTTTGGTATGGTAAAGCGTATTCTAAACAGTTTGTCCATTATTCCATAATTTTTCCTTAGGTTTAAATTCGGGATTTTTGGACAAGACTGTGGCTAAAAACGGTTAGGAGAGATTCTGATGTTTGGTTTAGGGAAGCCAAGAAGCAAATTCGGAAAATGGGTAGATCGGATGGGATTGACACAGGAGGAAATCGCACGAAAGGCAAGAGTGGGAAGGACGACGATCTCGAATATGTGTAAAGACCCGGAATACAGACCACGCATTTCTACATGGGTGAAGGTGGAACGAGCGCTAAAATCATTAGGATATTCGGTGAAACGCGAGGATTTTTTTGATATATAAAAAAGAGCCTACTCAAAATGAGTAGGCGTTGTTACACTGATCAGTCGAGAAATATTTCCCTTTTTATAAAATATAGACCATAAACCAATTTTTTGTACTATAATTTAACTAAATTAACTCATTTATATAGGTAATTAAGGGGGAAATCGAATGAGAAAAACACTGCTCATCACTTTAATTGCTGTGTTATCTGCGCTGTTTTCTGGATGCGGAAACAACGAAAAGGCTAGCGCACCAGAAAAAGACTCAAAACAAATAGACCAAGTTCAAGGCGTTGACCAGCAGAAAAGCGATGGTAAAGAGGCTTTTGAAAACTATCTAAATTCCATCACGCCTATCCTTCAAGAGATCGGTACTTGGGGACAAAAATATGAGGATCTAAGAACCAAGTCGGCGAACGGTCAAATCTCTAACGAAGAATTTGCTGCAGCTATATCTAATGAATTGCTGCCTGAAGGAAATAAATTACAAGAGAAAATGGAAAGCATCATGCCAGAAGAAAAAGAGTTCCGTGATGTCCAAGAAAAATTAAATCAAATGATGGCTAAAAACAACCAGGCGTTTTCTGAAATTATTGCTGCTATCAATGCCGGAGACGCATCAAAAATCACTTCTGCAAACAATCTTTTGAGTGAAGCAAGAGAGTTAGAACGGCAAGCATACTACGATCTTAAAGATTTATCTGACAAATATGGAGTTCCTTTCATGAATCAATAACAAAATGCCTTGTCTGTGTGGCCCTCTCAAATGAGAAGGGCTTTTTGCATTAGAAACAAAAAACTCCCTGCCGTTTAGGCAGGGATTATACAATAATAGCAGGATATCCTTTCTTTTTAAGTTCTTCCGCAAGCCGTTCCGCGTTTTTTCGATCACTGAACGCTCCGACTTGCACACGATATAATTTTTTGTCTGACGCTTTTTGTTGCGTTTGTGATTGTGCTTGCTGTTTCGCTTTCTTCTTGAGTCCGAACGCCTTCTCAAGACCAATGACATGACCGTAAGCGACTTGTTGCAAGAACTGATCGGATTTTAGCTTTGCTGCATCTTTGGCATTGTCGATAAATAGGTTTTCTGTAAGGATAGCAGGCATACGAGTTTCGCGTAATACCGCATAGTTGGCTCGTTTTTTGCCGCGATCAGTCACATTGCCGATGACTTTCATGATCTCTGCGTGAATAACATTTTGGTATGCAACCGTTTTTGCGTCGACGTTACCGTTGTAAATATACGACTCGAAGCCCGTGCCGCCGCCAGCGTTGATATGAACTGACAGGAAAAAGTCTGCTTTCGCTTTGTTTGCGATTTCTGCCCGTTCTTCTAACGATAAGTAATAGTCAGAGGTGCGGGTGTAGATGACTTCCACACCTTCATAATCGAGGAGCATATCACCAATCATTTTCCCAATTTTCATCGTCAGGTCTTTTTCTCGTAAACCATTGCCAACCGCTCCTGGATCACTTCCACCATGTCCCCAATCAATTACAATTTTTAGTTTTGGCATTGCAAATCCCCTCCTATCAAGATAATCCGTGTTTATCCAACACTTCTTTTTGTTTACGTCCCTTCTTGCTCAAATAGTTGTTTTTCCATGCAGCATAGATAGCAAAAATACCCGAAACGACCGCAACAATATCGTTAGCAAAGTCATCGGGAATTGTCTGATACCCAAGCATGTTTAGCACGGCGTTGACAACAGCAATAACCAACAAAGTAAAGCGTGCAATACTAGCTTTGTCCACTTAACCCAACTCCTTTTCTAGATTATCGATGCGCTTATGCGCTTGTTTTGAGCTTTCTTCGACTCTCGTAATTCGTTCGCCCAGCGCAATCATCTGTCTTTCGTTTGCTTTTAAGTCAATTCGAATATCATCAACCCCCTTTCTGATGTACCCTAACTCGGCCTTCAACTCCGCACTTTCTTGGCTGTCCGTTTTGAGTGCTTTTGTTCTGTTCAACGAATATGCAAGATAGCTGATAATAAGCGAAAGCACTGCGATTAACATTCCGACTTCGATCGTCAAGTTAATCACCCTTTCTACAACAAAATAAAAACAGCTTTTCAGCTGCTCATACACCTCTTTTTAAAACGAAATTTTTTAAAACTTTCTGCCTCAATCGATGACAATCCGCGTGTTTCATGTAACCCAGATAAGACATGAGAGTAGATCGTACTTCATCGGCGCTCACCTCCTCTTGGGCATAAGCCTTTTTTTAGAAACGTAAAAACGCCCCTTATCAAAGGAGCGCTTGTTTATATATTTCGTATTTTCTTTCCAAATGTATAGTGCTGTTTCTGTACATCTTGTGCAATAATTCTCTCATTTCATCACCATAAAACGATAAATAATAACAATCACTTTTACGAGTATCTTTATGCAATGTACCATAACCTAAATATTCATAAATGCTTTTTATCATATTCTCGCTTCCGGTAAATTTTATAGAGGATAAACCTTTTGTTCCGTCCTTTTTAGTAAACCCTTGAAACGCATACCCTCCATCGCCATCGAAAAAGCCACGTAAAAGCGTGTAGAAGTATTTTTTATCAAATGAAATATCATTAATTGTTATTGTCTTTGTTTTACGAAATGAACATCCGATATTTATAAGGCTTTCCACTAACCGTTTGTTTCCAACTCTCAATTCATAAGCACTGTTTGAATTTTTATATATTTTTGTTTTAACACCCATGATTTCAGCGATTTTTTCTAAATGATCTTTGTCGTTTGATACAAGACTAAAATAATAACCGCCCGACTTTTTCATTATGCAACCATCAGCCAACCAATAACCTAAAACGTAATATTTTTCTTCTGTTTCTTTGCTAAAAAACTCATCATTTACGTTTCTATCCCCGCGCAATCCTAATTTTTCGCCCATTTGTTGGCAAGCGTATAAAGAACGCCCTAACTTTTTAGCTATTTCAGCGTAATTATAACCTTCGTTATTCATGCTTATTAATATTTCTTTTTCTTGTTCAGTCCATCTTCTCCCGCCCATATCTTAAACCTCCTCTTACTTTTACAATAGCATAAACTTATATAAGTTGCAATAAACTTAAATAAGTTTTATAATAATTGCGGAGGTGTTATATATGAGCGATTTAAAAAACAGAACGCGCATCGGAAATACCGTAGACAACGAATTGCTCAAAAAGTTTAAGCTGTTATCGCAGGAAACGAAAATTCCGATGTCAAAACTGCTAGATGAAGCTATTCAAGACTTAATCAACAAATATAACAAGGGACGGAAATAATCTCTGTCTTTTTTTTGTTGCCGCTTCATCGATTTCATCCAGCCGCCGATCATTTTCCCTAATTCGTCAAGCAGCCGTGACCAATTTTCATATTTTTTGAAAGGCAAAAATCCAAGGCCATTACCTAACCTTACGAGATATCGAAGATTATCGAGTTCAATATCAATGTCCTGTAGCGTCGTTTTTTTGTAATATCGCTTGTTTGCGCGAATGATAAGTTTCAACAACTCATACATACTTCGTTTTGTTTCAGCCGCAAGTGTGTGTTTTTCTGACTTCGGATACTGCCGCAGTGCAGTATACCCGTATAAGATCATGTCATAACATTTTTGAAGCACTTTTAAATCTTCTTTATTATTTGCCATGAAATCACCTCAAAATGCGAGGGCCCGCTATCGCGGGCCCTGTCAGATTCACAGTTTCTCAGATTCCAGCGATGTACGCGGAGCGAAAGCCGAGGTCATGAGACGAGTACGAACGAGCGCTGCCCAGGCGCAGCGCGAAGACGCCAGCACCCGCGCCATCGCCCCAGTAGCCGCCGCGAACCGCAACACGCTCACCGTAGTTACGTACGTATAAAGTATCGCCTCCATGATTTGCATCAATCGGCGCAATTGCTAAGTGTTTCAATAAATCCGGGACCGTAAAACCTGATTTAGCAGTCAATGCTTCAAAAGCTACGCTGCTGGTTCCATAGTAAGCGTCTGAACTTGGATCAGTTGTATACATCGGATTTGTTCTTTCCGCTCCCAAAATAGGGTCGCCACCAACATCAGCTGAAGTAGTGTTTGCATTTCCTGGGGTCGTGTTATCAATATACACGCCTGTGTCAACCCATTGATCGACTAGGCGATATCCTTCTGGTGTATTGAAGTTGTTGTCCTGATGAACATAAATCTTTCCATCTATGAGTTTCAATCCGTCAACCCATTCCCATACGTTCCCGTTGAGGTCGAAAATACCTTCATTCGTTCCATCGTGCGACCAGCTGGCAGGACCTGATCCAGTAGCAACGCGCCCTTCTCTCGTTGTTCCGTTATCGTTATACGTGTAAGTTACTTTTCCACGCTCATGCGTTGCCGCATGATCTCTTCCGTAGTTGTTATTTCCTCTAGGCATAAACCCGTTCTTTTTGCACCACAAAGCAATCGCAGCCCATTCGGCATTCGTCATAAGATGCCAACCTGGACCTTTTGCTGCACAATATTGTTTTGCTTGATCATATGTCACATATGTTTTCGGATCTTGGAAAGGAATAGAGTATGCACGTCCGTCATGCACGATATTTTGATATTTGGAAATCCAAATTTCGCTTTTTACAACACCATTAACGACAAACGCCGGATGCGGAACGTTTGGAGCTCCGTTGATGACATCTGACAAGTTGAACTTAGGAATACAAACCATAATCGACGGATTTCCTTTGTCATCATACATGACCGTGTTTTTGCCGCCAGTCGCAGATTCTACTGCTTGTCGATAAGTATCTTTGATTGAAAGTACAAATGACATTATTCAGTCACCTCTTCTTGATTGTTTTCATTGTTATATTCCGCTGGTAAAGCCCAAAGGCGAAGTTCTACATCGTTCATATCTAACGGTAATTCTTGTTCCACATATGTTTCATCATCAATCTGTACTAATTGTCGTTTTTTTGGCGGAATGATGATAGTAGCAACATACCATGCTCCCAAACCTTCACGCATTTCTTTGAGTTGATAATCAAGGCAAATATCAATCACATTTTGGACATCTGTTTGTCGTTCTTGTAAGTCAATAGAAACTGTGCCGACTGTCAATACAGTGCCTTGGACAGAGTATCCTGCTTTTTTGCCGCTGTTCACTTCGGTAATAATCATCTTGAATACCTCCTATACAGATGGATTTAACAGAGTCCATAAAAAAGTGACCGATTGCGAGCTACCGGTCATTTTCACCTTGAATCCATTTTGAGTCTTGTCGTATACCTCCAATCTTCCGACAAGGCCCGCATCGCCGCTGATCGGCGTCACGATCACGTCGTAGTTCGGTGCGTTAATTTGCGCAAATCCCGTCAGACTGACCTGGACGAAAGGTTCGGAATCCCGGAAATACCCGTTAGAAGCCGTTCCAGAGATCGTTGCCTGCCCTTGCAGCAGACGTTGGTTTTTATACTTTTGAATTTCAAGATTGTTTAATCGGATCTGCTGTGCCAGAAACTCTGCTAAAAGGCCAATGTCATAGTGCGCCACCAGAATCCCAGCTTCGATGTTGTTCATATTTTCTTCATCTACTGGCGTTCCTTCGACGATGACCTGTCCAGTAGCTTCATCTAACACACGATCTTCCCAAACGGTTGCCTCATAAGTTCGTGTTCTATGAATTTCAGACATCTAATTACCCCTCCTGGACGGTAAATTTAAATTCGAATAAGCGTCCTTTATTTTTCTCATGCATTTTATTGCTATTTAATTCAGCGACGACATTTCCGTCTGCGTCCAGCAATCGAACCTTGGTTACTTTCCCGATCGGATCCCTAGTCGTTAAATACACATGTTTTATTACAGTCGAATTAGATACGATAGACCTTCTGATCTTTCCTTGATATACCTTGCCGTCAATAGTATAGTCAGCTTTGGCGCATTTTTGGTCAATAAAATTTGCTATCTCTTGAAGAATAAACGGAGAAAGCAATATTATCACCATCCTTTACCTACATGAAACTTTCCGCAAAATCTAGGCTGTGATGTTCCGTTTTTCATTCCCGAAGATATGAATGAAATATCCTCGCTTGTCTCCGCCATTGAGTCGCCAAGAGGAAACTCAATATTTCTGTATGGACTATAACCATGTGAATTCTTTTGTAAGACTGTCGCAAGAGACGCAATTCTGACTCCCGTTTTTGCGTCGTTACTTTTCTTCCCTGAATAAATCTCACCAGTAAAATTCAAAACAGAAATACCGTTTCTTGTAGAAGGTATAATCCTCGTTTGAGAATTTGTTGAACTCCCAGGCATCACAATGCCTGATCGGAATTTTATTACCGGTTTGATTCGAATTCGATCATCGTGAACGATCTGAAAATACGTACCTTCACTTTTTCTAAACCAAATGGCATCTAACCTTGTACTTTTACGCTTATGAGCGTAAATCAAACGAAGGAGGACTGGGATGTCGCTTTCATTTTTGATATCCTCATCCGTTTCGATCTTAAAATGATATGGTTTTCCTCCGTATTCGAACCATTCCCGTAATTTTGCATTCTTAAAAAAAATAGAAGCTACCTCTTCAATAGCCCACGGAGTCCCTTTTCTCTTGTGGACTAATTCAGCTTTTTCAATGAGCGCCCTTTTCTGCTCCTCAGGAAGATTCACGTCGTAAAAATCAACATGCTCTTCATACGCTACCATGTCGAGAGCAAAAGCCGGAGGAGCTGTTTTTGGATCTAAGATTTCAATTTCCTTTAATAACTTTTTGAATTCATCATTTACTACTTCTGCGATTGCAAGAGTGACCTCATCTTGCTTCAGACTGTCAGGCAGTATATCGACTAAGTTCAGATCGTCTAGTTTAATCATCCGTCAGCCCTCCGAATGTAAGAGCAATCATATTTTCTTTTGCTACTTGCGTTTTCTTCACTTCGATAAAAGAGGCCGGAGCTTGCACGAAACACCGTGAAGCTCCAGCCGCTTTTACCCGAGCGACAAGCTCACTCGGGTCTACCCATCTGCCCAATTTACTTTTTTGCCAGACAGCGTATTCGCTGACGGCAGCTTGAATCTGAGCTTGGATATCGGTTAGTACATTTGCCTTTTCTCTCGAAACATAGTAGGTTAGCTGAATATCATAAGAAACCACATCTGGAGGGCGAACGATTACTTTATCGGTAAGAGGTCGGACTGTTTTGTCATTGCAGATTTCCGTAATCCTATCCAGGACAGTTTGGTCGGGCAGTTCCCCGTTTTCTAACAGCACAATAATTTCTACCACGCCGTCCGAAGGCGACTCGACCGCGACATCAACAATTCTTTGATCCGCTGTTTTCGCATAAAAGATATACGCCCCTTCAGGTCCAGCTGTACTGTATCTTTCAGGTGATTGCCGAATGCGTTCGGCATACGGATCGTCGTCTTCCCAATCCGTACCACCACTAGTAGTAGTAATATTATATGCTTTAACAACAAACGGAATAGGATCGACAATATTGTTGATTTGACCTGGAAGAAATCCATTGCCTATTGGACCTGGCTCTGTACATTGTACTTTCACGTCTACATACTCCGCATTTTCCGGCACTAACGTCTCTTGGATTGTCTCGAAAAACAACTCGTTGCCATATGATACCCGGTGTCCCTTTGGGATTACCATATTCTGAATTGGATTGAGCTCATAACGAACGATGCACTCTGCGGGTTTTGGTTCAAGTCTTGAAACCCCCTTTTTGTTTCCGATGTGATCTAAAAAATCGTCTTCCGCATAAGCTAAAGAATTTTGCTTCGCAGTGTAATCAATCCGGTTGTAAGCTAGGGAAAGTGCATAAACAACCGTCTGAATAAACTTCCGGCGTGGATCTGCATCTGTAAGATGGATCCCCGTTTTTTCTTCAAATTTTGTTACCATCTCCGCTTCGATTTCGCTAGGGTCTCGGTTGACAAAGTCTATGTCAGGCAGTCCAAACCTCGCCATTTTCCTTGTTCACCACCTTTACTTGTGGAATCAGTCGTCCATTCAAAGGATCAGCTGAAAAGGTGACGCTTTCCACCGTGACTCGTGGTTCATACGCTTCGATTTTTTCGATGATTTCAGATGTTATCTTTGCCTGGGTCAATTGAATAGGCGAATCGACAACATCTGGAGATACCCCCAAATTGACATCCAGCACACAAGAACCGATGATTGTAGATAAAATAAATCTCACGTTTTGGATAATTTCTTCATTGCCGGTTGCGCCATAATCGATGTTTTTAAAATCAATCATTTGCATCACATCTTTTCGAATCGAACATATTTCGGATTAGCTGACACATACGTCCCCCCTCCGAGCTTGTACCAAGTGATGTCAGTCTTCACGGTTCCATAAACCTTGTATGCTTGTCCCTTTCGTAACACGCGGACTATTTTGGCCTTTAGGCTTGGACCGGAACGCAAATTGAGCATCCCTACTTTTACTATTACTTTTCCAATCGGACCTTTTTTAGATGTATTCGTTTTAGGAGGAGGAGGTTTTGGTTTAGATGCCGCTGGCGTCGGTTTATAAGGTTCAGGATACTCTACTAACGTCAGTTCCAAATCTGCCGATACTAAAAGACCATTCGCACCTCTGGTCTTATGAATTTCCCGCAACTCCGTCAATACCCATGAAGAAGTACTGATAGGAGAGCTGCCAATAATAAATTTGGAATATACACCGCTATCCCTTGCCGCTCTTAGTTTTCTAATAACATCTGCTGGATTGACGCCTAAAAAAGAAGAAACCTTGACAACAAATTTAATCCTTTCTAATCCAGGTCCCAAAAACTCCGGAGCAGGTTTCCGTCCCACAATTTCGTGTTCATGCCATCTTGATTCTCCTTCTCGCTCGAACTCATCGAAAGTCAGAACCTTTTGAGACGATACTTCAAATATAACCCCTGCAAAGCTCCCGATTTTCGCCAACCTTAACTACCTCCGATCGGTGGAGACGTTACGCCATGTACTCCCGCGTGAGTATGATTCTTTAAACTGATGCCATCAGCAATGACATCACCGATGACAGTAACGTTTCCATTCGCTTTGATATTAATTGGACCTGCGCATTGAACGGAAAGAGTATGTGTTTTCGTGTCATAAGAGATAGTAGTACCATCCTCAAATTGCAACACTCGTAAATGCTTTTCTTTTGCTGGAGGGATATCTTCATCATTATACAAAGAGCCAATAACAAAGCCTTCGTGGTTGGAATTCGGGAGAAACAAAACCACCACTTGTTCCCCTACAACCGGAAGCCAATACTCTTTATTTTTCATGGCACCTCTAACTAAAACGGGCAATTCTCCTGTCACCAAATTATCGCGATCGTCAAAAGCCACTCTTACTTTGCATTTTTCTGGATTGACAGATGACACAATACCGACCCTGACGATATCCATTAATATCCCTCCAAGCATTTTCTTAGTTCTATAGATGTCGCTGTCCCAGATGAAGAACCCGAAAACCTTGTTCGTGTGATGATGTACTTCCCGTCAAAATTTCCGAATCCCTTCACATTGACCGTCATACCTGAATAATAGTTTTTCACACCTGAAAAAATAAAAGACGCCGTATTTGCGTCTTTGTTTGCTTCCCTCAATTTTTTCTTTGCCAGCTTCATCGCTTCGGCAGTACTTTTCACCTGTTCGTTGATCACTAAAATTCTCCCTGTTTTCGGGGAGTTTGGCGGTGTGAAAGTGTATCGGATAGTTTTTTTCTTCGACGGATCGCGATATTCCACCTTCGCCGCTCTATACTTGCCGTTTAGACTTTTTGTGAACGAGTAATCAACCAGGTATGGATCATTTGGCTGTATTGTCGCTTGAGCAGCTGCTTTCTCGTATTTCGCTTCGTCCATCACGACAATCGTCTTATTTGCAATTTTAAGGGATAAACCGTTCTCATTACATAAACGCATTAAGAACTTTATATCCTGTTCACTTGCCTGCTCCACCCTATCAATATCTGGGTTTTCATCCGAATTGTACTGAAGCTTCATATTGTTCGCTTTGGCTATATCTGAAAAAACCGTTTTTAGCTTCGTTTTCTCCCAGGATCGGCTCTTCTGTTGTCCACGTAAACTTCCTGATTCCGGAAGGCTAATAGCAGCAATCCGAAACCCTTCACCGTATTTAAGCCCGATTTCATCAATTTCGAACAACCCCATCGGTTTCGTTTCTGTTTTTTCGTCCCCGTACCAATTTTGTGAGATGATCGAGGCTGTAAGCAATGCCCCTTCCGATGGCATCCAAGATCCTCGCCAAAGTTTTTGGGTGTCTTCCAGCAAAATTTCTAAATCGTCGGCAGCTCCGGATAAATTGTCTGTAATCGCCCATTCTTTCAGAAACGGATGGATATAAGTATCTAATTTCTGATTGTTATATTTCAGGCTTATATATGCCCTCCGAGCATTAGCCATAGGCGCCGCCCTCCATTACATCCTCTTCTATATCTCCTGTATCGTCTGTTGCAACTTCCTCCGTTTCGTCCACATCTTCCGCAACTTCCTTCATCCAGAACGGCTTATCATCAATGATTCCTTCGATGTCTGGCACTTCTAAAGTGATTCCGTGCGGAAAAACAACTATATCTCGGTATTGCTGGTTATAATCCAGCAATACCGTCATTAGATACTCGCTGCCATATTGTTCATATGCGATTTTGCTCCATGTATCCCCTTTTTTTGTCACATACTTCATGCGTAGGACACCCTCGCTTTTTTCCGTAAATACGAATTCATTTGTTCTTCGAAGTTAGAACGTTCCCGTTTTAGTACCGGCTCTACTTCTCTTGCCTCTACGCCTTTAATGACAGGTGCGTAAGTGAAATTGAATTGTTGGAAGGAGGATGTTTTTAACTCTTTCGACTTTTCATATATCGAATCCACTCCCAGCAAACGGCCGGTTTCTTCGAATAAAGAAAGAGATCGCGGATCACCAGGTCGAATAGGGATGATTGATTCAGGCTTTCCTGCTTCTGCGACCATGCCAATGTGCGGTTTGCGGAATATACCACCTCTAGCGTGCTTTTCGACTTTGCCTCCGCCGCCTGCAGATACAGAGATTCGAGGAGCAGGGACAGAATCAATTCTTGCTGCAAGGCGATTCAATGCCGATTTTACAGAATCTGCAGCTGACTGAATTCCATGAATGGATGCAACCCACCCGCTTGCTTTTCCTATATAAGACGATAGGATAGACATGTTCGACTTGGCTGCGCTCGCACTGGATTGAATACCATAGATAGATGCGATCCACCCACAAGCTCTCCCTACATACATAGCCAAAAGGGAAAGATTGTTCGATGCTCGCGCTCCATTTGTAGCAATAGGGAAAATGCCGCCTACAATTTTTCCGGACGCTTGGCCAGCATACATGGTAAGAAGGGACATGTTATGCGAAGCTTGCTGCGCATTTTGGGCTAAAGAAAAAATAGATCCGACAATTCTCCCTGTTGCTTGTCCTGTATACATGGTGAGTAACGACATATTGTGGGACGCGAGTTGTGCATTTTGGGATAACGGAAAAATAGCGCCGACAATCTTTCCAGACGCTTGGCCGACATACATGGTCAATAAACGGAAGTTTTGTTCGGCCAATGCAATTGTCGACGTTAACGAATTAATACTTTGATTTACTGCATTTGAGTTGACGTTTGAATTGACTGACGTTGAGGTCGAAGTAGATCCGGAAGAATTAGCTGCTCTGACCGCATCGGTTGCTTTACCGGCCATCCATTTCCCTGCAATATACCCTCCGATACCACCTATGAGTCCGCCTATTGCTGTGCCGAGGCCTGGCGCAATAGCAGTTCCAATTGCAGCGCCAAGTTTAGCTCCGCCCCATCCTCCGGCTAATCCGCCTGCAGCTTGTACGGTAGCTTTCGTCTTATCTTTTGCTTTATATACTCCGTATGCTTCTGTCGCGATACTTAACGGAAGAGCTAACTTCCCAAGAGTTTTTCCAGTCTTGGTCAGAAGTTCTCCGGCTTTAGCTAACTTCCCTGACGATTTTGCTGCTTGTTCGGCTGCTTCGTTTGCTACGGAACTCACTTTTGTTTTTCTGTAATCACTTAGGTATACAACTTTTCCGGCGCTTTTAGGGGCACTTTTAGGTTGAGTATTAGCCTGTTTCGGAGTAACCGGTGATGGCGGTATCGTTGGTCCTTGCGGTTTGTTTTTTAACTTTTTAGCAGCTTCAAATGCTGACTTTCCTTTACCAACAACATATTTTCCTCCAGACCATATCCCCTTAGCCAATAGTCCACCGGTCAATAGATTTGCTGCGATCCCAAGCCCTGCTGCACTAGCAAAGTTCCCTTGTCCTAGCTGGTTTAGGGAACTAGATAAAAGACTCTTTAGCGTTCCGATATATGCATTTATGGAAATTTCAGCGAGCTTCGCGAATATCTTCTCGAATTTTTTTCCGCCCGAACCATTTACCCACTCTTCTACTTTTGTCGTTGCCTCATCCAATGCATAGACAACCTTATCGCCAAAATCCATGTCTTTGAATTTATTCCATTTTTCGAGCTCCGCATAATATTCATTTAGATACTCTGGATCCATTTTTGCCCGCATAACGTCAAATTTTGGCTTAGTTGTGGTAAATGGAGCCAGAATATCATCCATCGCTTTACCTATTCTTTTTCCAGCTTTCTCAACTCTAGGGGCACTTCGCTCGAAAGCATCCGCCGCTACTAACGCCACTTTCTTAATAACCGGCAAAGTCCCTTCGGCAGCAATAATTTGTAGCGTTTCAAATGCACCGCGGAGCTGTTCTACAGCACCTGCCGCGTTGTTCATCTTTTCTTTTGCGACATCTAGTGCTGTAACTTTTGACATCTCGTCATACATTTTCTTGATGCCGGCAGCGCCCTCTTTCGCAAGTATCGTTGCTGCACGAATGGAATCTGAACCGAACATTTCAAAGAAAGCAGCTGTGCGTTCTTTGTCGGATAGCTTACCGAATTTTTGATGCAAGATTTCCGCAACTTCGGCCATATCCTTCAATTGGCCGTTTGTATCGAATAAAATATTTGTCCCGTCCTTGAGTATCAAGCCATACTTTCTAAATAGTTCAGCCGCTTTCTTCGATTTCGGTTGAACGTTGGATAAAAACGTTTTTAACGATGTACCGGCATCGCTACCCTTCAGCATGTTATTGGAGAATAATGCGAGGGTAGCATTTACTTCTTTGAATGAGACACCGATTCCATCTGCAACAGGCCCCACTGCACTTAGCGCATATTTCATTTCTTGGATATTAGTGGAACTAGCATTCGCTGCACCGGCTAGAATGTTTGCTACTTGAGCCGCTGTCAAAGAATCTTTTTTGAAACCGTGCAAGGAATCTGACATAATTTCAGCCGCTTCAGCTAACTCAAGTCCTCCAGCCGTTGCCAAGTTCAGCGCAGCTTCTAGCCCTCCGGCCTTTACAATAGCCGGTGATATCCCAGCTTTCAACAATTCTTCAATCCCTTGCGCCGCCTCTAAAGCACTGTATTTTGTTTTTGCTCCTACTTCGAGCGCAAGAGCTCTCATTTTTTGCATTTCCTCCGTTGTTAGACCTGTAACGGCCTTAATGGAGGAAAGTTGGGCCTCAAAGTCCATTGCTTTACGAAGAGACGAATACGCAGCCGCTGTAGAAGCAGCAGAAGCAGCAGCAAAAGGGAGAACGGCTGCTGCTGTAGTGGCCGCTCTCCCTCGAAAATCATTGAGATTTTGCATCATTTGCTGCTGTTTCTTCATCTGTACTTGTAGTTGTTTTTGCTTTTGTACATTTTTTTCTAATTGGGAAGCTAATTTTTGATGCGCTGCGGCATATTGTTCTGCGGAGATTTTTCCGCTTTTATATTCTCTGTCAAGCGCACGTAAACTAGCCTTTAATTCTTTCGTTTCCTGCTTTAATTTTTCTGCTTTCGCCGAAGCAGAAGTGAAAGCGCTGGTGAAACTGCTTGCAAGACGACCCGCAATATGGAAACTGACTTCAAACACTTTTCTACCCAACGCTCTCACCCCTCTTTCTCTTCTTTGTGAATTTCAAGTGCCACGTCTACCCATTCTTCAAGTTCGGAGAAAGTTTGATTAAGGTAATATTCCATTGATGTCTTAGTGTACATAGCTAACTTCATTGCTGTTTTTCGGATGTCTCTTGTTCCTCTGATTCCATACCCAGTAAAAAAAGCTGCACTTGTGCCGTTACATCAAGGAAATCGGACCAGTGCAACTTTTGAAGTTCGTCAGCGATTATGCCGGACGCACGAGCTGCAATCGCTAACTGTGTTTCCTGACTTAAAATATTGAATTGTGTTCGATTTGCTCGCAGCTCTCTTTCCACCTCAAGTATGTCAGCGCCGGTTAATCCTTCTAAGTCTAATTTGATTACCTCGATTTTTTTGCCGTCAATTTCAATAGGTTTGGTCAATTTTACTTCTATCATCTTTACTCCTCCTCATATTACTATTACAAGCCTAATGCTTTTCGTACATCAGCAAGGTAATCAACACCGTTCACAACATATTTGTAGTTCAATTTGTCTAGCTCAACCAACGTCTTTCCGCCGATTTCGATTTTGATATAAGTGATTTCAATGTCATTGCTTGCATCATATGGAGAACCTTTTTCCATTTTTCCGAGATCATTTTTAGTCGGTGTTCCGCGAACGAATACTCGGCAAGGGACTTGACTGTATACCCCAGATGATGCATCCAGGACTTGATTTGCACCGCGACAATCAAAAGAAATCACCCGTGGTTCCAGCAACGAAGCAAAGTCATTATTCAGTACCCGCCAGTTTAATGTCAGTTTCATAGATTGAAAATGTCCGATGTTAGGAGATTCATATTCTCCTGCGATCCCGGCTCCCCTAACCGTTTCGGTCATAGCTTCAAACGAAGGAAGTTGAATGTCGGCTATGCCTAGCAGGTTATTTCCCTCTCGGTACACACGAAAATCGTTGAGTTTTTCAGGAACTAAATTGGCCATCTATATATCCTCCTTTACGCAGCGAATAAGCTGTTGAGATAAGACACATCGAATTCGACGATAAATTCAATGTCTTCCGCCGGTGTTGGTGGTGTTACAAACAAATGGAGTTTGACTTTTCCAGCCAGCAAATCTGTCACAGGGTTCTCTTCTTGCCGAAATTCAACACGTCCTCCTAAAATAGCGCCAATAGCTGCCAATCCATTTAGCCATACGTTTACGCTGTCGATGAATTGATCGATCAGTCGTCCGTTAGTCGGATCGTCAACATTCCCCCAGAACGAAAGGATTAGGGTGTTTTCTATCCAGTTAAACATGCGACGCACTGGAATGAAAGAATCTTTTACATCGGTATTAGCTGGATACACGCTCGTACGGTTCCCCCACAATCTCCAACCACCGATGAAATTGAGCGCAGTAATAATTCCGTTTGCGTTTAAATACGCCGCTTGATCTTGCCCTAAAGAAACCTCTTGTCCGTTAGCCAGAAGGGTATCCATAGCAAGTACTTTATTAGAAGGGGAGACAAACGGAATTCCTCCGTTCTTCTCGTCAGTCTGTGCTGTTACCGCGGCTGCATGCGAGGAAAGATGATATACTTTCCCTCCTAGTTCGATATCTCCCCAGAAAACATCGGCATATTCATCAACGAGCGAATTAGCGTTTTTATATTCAACAGCTTTGGTATAAACATTGGCCACAGAAGTATCAATATCGATATAAGCTTTTGCTTTGAACACTCCGTTAATATTTTTAACTTTCGCTCTCATAACGGCCGCAACAGCCGATTTTTTACTGAATTTAGGCGCAATCAAAATGCATGGAACCATCTGGAGTGTTGGGAATACAGAGTTTAACAGTTCTAACCCTGTCGATTTTCCGGTAGTCGCATCATACCCGCCGATAATATCCGAATCAGTTACTTTTGAAGGATCTAAGTGCGAATAAGAAACCGTCAGTGAAGTCGTGGATGCGGAGATAGCTCCTCCATCGACAGCCGAGATGACGACTCTTCCTTTATCATCGTAAGCAGCTGTATAATCAACATCTTTCACAAGATTGGTTCCGGCAGGTGTTAGTTTTACAACAAGCGTGTCTAATAAGATACCTTCTTTATCGATTGTCGCTTGTTTGTTTTGTACAGGAACGGATTGGTCAGAAACGTCTGTTTTGTGCTTAGATGGATCCAGCACGTTAATAAAAACAACTGGAGAAACATTGTATAACTTAAAATGAGTATCCATAACCTCACATAAAGTGAAATTGGCATAATCTTCACTGTAGCCCAATTGTTTTGCCGCTTCGCTAAATGTAAAAGCTAAAACAGGCTTGTTGACAGGAGCGTCTTCAGATAAGTTGACAGGCGCCGTTCCAATCGCAACTGTTAGAGCTGATAAAGCTTGGACAGGTGATTTTACGCTGGTTGATCTTTCCGAAATGCTAATACCATGTCTATATGCCATTATTTATTACCCCTTTCGCGAAAAATATTGGACTATTTGTTGGTAAAATACTGATTCTGCCGACGTAGCATCATTCAATCGACTTTCTACTGCAGAAAGCTGACTAACCGGAACGAATAACCTTTTAAATGCTGGACATTTCTCAAAATGTAATTTCAGATGATCAGGAACACCGTTTGAAAAGATAGTGTATTTTGTTAGCATACCACCAGGAAGAGATGGTCCTACGTAAATCATAGCTTCCTGTGGTTCCAACTCTTTTTGTTCAGCAACTATTTCTTTTGGTTGCTCTTGTTCAACCATAACTTCTTTTTCCTGCTTATTCTTAACTCTAGATGACATATGGCAAACCTCCTTCGTTTTGTACTTTAGGTATGATATATTCAGCAGCGATGTACCCGACCCATTCAGGAGCATATTGTTCTTCCGGGATCTGTATGGATAATCCCTCTTCATTTAGCTGAAAAGAACCAAATATCGGCTGTTTTAACATTTCATTCCGTATGCGAGTCAACACATTTAAAACGTCACGGAAACCAATCTGGTGATCATCGCATACAGTCCCTGCGATAATGTGGATCAGTGCTCGATTTTCTCCATTTTTAATTCGTTCCTCTACATATCGAATAATGACATGCGGATAATCCGGTATTTCTTGTTCTTCCTTTCTTTTTTTAGGAGGGAGGAATTGTTGCCGCACTTGAGGTGGCCTACGTACTCCTTGATGAGTCGTTTCTAGGTTATATTGAGTGACCCACTGCTCGATTTTTTCAGTTAATGCATCAATTAGACCTATACTTGTCATCAAATTGTCCATCATTAATCCTCCAATGCGCGGCTAATCTCATGTTCTAAACGTTCATCGAGCTTGTCCTGCGCTTTTTCTTCTACCCATCGTGAAACACTTGGGCTACCGATCATTTGAGGAACGGATGGACCGTATAATTGGCGGATCGGCAATCTCGGTTTGCCGACACGTTGGAAAACTCCAATGTATCCTGATTTCATCTGAGCAGTAAATGCTCGTGCAATCGGTCCACCTTCTCCTCTTTTGACTGTAGCTGTCAATGGCTTTTTTCGTTTCGGCTGCGGTTTTTTAGGTGATACCTTAAATTTAATAAGAGGGATAACCGATCCTCTGGAAACGACAGATGCGGATAAATCCTCTTCGTTTGCCGGATATATTTTAATGGTGTTAATGACATCACCATGCTTGATTACGTACTCTTCCCTTGCTTTTCTTGCTGCTTCTGTTCGCGCAGTGTAAGCTGCACGATTAATGGCTCGTGCAGCCGCGCGAGGAATTCTTTCTGGTATTTCCGACAATGCTGTCTCCAAACGTTCCATGTGTTCGATTCTCAATTCAATCATTTATTTCACCTACGCTTCATTTGCCATGGCATTAATCTTGAGCAATCCATGTTCCTCAGCAACAGAAACAACATAGTAGTCTTCACCATCAACGTGAATACGTTGACCAACTACTGGTTTGTCATAATCAGTTGACTTAACGTATATCGTTATTAACGATTGATAGATACCATCTGTGACTCTATAAAGCTCTACCGGATGACGAGGTCTTTCGTTCAATTGGTCAGATTCAATGATGGCCATAACCTGTTGTCCATCTATATCGTGATATTCGGCAAACTCATCTACATTAAAGAATGTTGGCAAATCGCTATTAATGTAGAACTTAAAATTACTCATGGTTACCTTCCTCAAGTTTTTCATCAATAGCTACAATCAACTGTTCACGATTCATTTCTTCTGAAACATTACAACCTAACTCCGCAGCAAAAACTTTGAGAGATTCATCATCAAGTGATTCGATATCAACACCGTTCTCTTCTGCATCATTGAGGAGTAAATCACAAATTTCTGCGTTTTTCATTTTCAGATCTACTTCAACGTTGACTTTTTTCGCATAAGCTAATAATTCAGGGCGTTTCATGGATTGTAAAGTGTTATAAAACGCTGTGATCTCATCAATCACATTCTCCACCTTAATTTCTTGGGTTTGCACCGATAAATCGTTAAAGGAAGGTATAGTCTCTATAGCTCCCAAAGAAAGTAATTCTTTTATTTGCTCATCAGAAAACCCGGCAAGAGTATCACCGGGCTCGTAAATTTTGTTATTATGTTTAATTCTCCATATTGCTCGGTACATTACGAACACCCCCTTACAGCACTGTCGCTACATAGATACTGTCGACGTGCTGCGGTACAGGCAACGGACGTGAAATCAATTGTACCCAACGTGTTGAAGGATCCTTTTCTACCCACGAACGGGGAATACGAGGCAAGTCCATCGTACCCAGTTCCATGTCGATATAGGCACCGTACAACATGTCGAAACGAGCACGTGTGCTAGCAATGGCCACAGTCTTTTCAGGTACCATTGGTTTTTCCGTACCATCATCGTCAATATACCACTCGTCATATGAGTAGATATTTAAACCAAGCTCAGCGATGCGACCGATATAAGTGACTCCGTTCGGTAGTGCCTGTGGGTCGATTTGTCCTGTTTCCACTAAACGAAGGTCAAGCATTTTTTGTACTTGTTCATTCCACAGAAACGCGTCTACCACTTCGCTAGAGAAAATCGCTATATCTGGAGTGATACCAGATGCTTTGATAACATGCAAACGCCAGCGTTTTAGGTCAGCTAATGGATTGGATGTAGCTTCATTCCATTTAGCTCCTGATACAAGCGCTTCTTTATTAGTTAAATTAAAATCAATCACTTCGTCCACACCGTCGCCCTTCACGTGGATTTGCCCAGTGAATAAAGCTTGGGCGCACATCCACTCTTCCCGACGAGTGATCATATCATCTAGCTCAGCCAAGTCTTTCCCTAATTGCTCGGCCGCTCTCTCATCTGGAGAAACCCCAGAATAAAGAGGCTCACCGGCAAGGCGTTTTTGAAGATGTTCTGCTGTTGTCGGCATTTTCGGATTGATTAATGGTGCTTTATAGGTATTTGTACGATATCCTTCGCGTTCCACAACTTTACCTGAACGACGAGGATGGACAAATGGAGCCATACGTCGTCTTCCTTTTACGATGTCTACATCTACATACTCCGTATCAAATGTTCTTTGGTTATTGAAAAATGTATCTTTTAAGAAGGTTTTAGGCGGTTTCATCTGACGAACCGCTTCTAACATGGTACGAGTGTTATATAAATCAATTGGCATGATTACTTTACCCCCTTACACGCTCATAGTGGACTTAATAAAAATACCGACAGCGCGAGCAGATGCCTTATGGTCTGCTACTGTGTCGCCATCGGCCACAATTAATGCATTTTCGTTAAATTCCCCTGTTAAATACACGGGTGCTAATACATCACCATTTGTTGTATCTATGTTTTCTGCAAGAACCGCATATACTTTCTCACTTCCGTCTGTCGCATCTTTAGAAACAACTTTTGCTTTTCCGCTTGTTGTCACAACTCCAAGCAATGTACCTCGTGCTAAAACCCCTTGCCCTGCTTCAACCAGCAAAGAATCGTCAACTTTAGGCATGACATGACCAGCAAAAAGATTATCAGGAGTATACATTTCACTCATTATTCAACACCTCTCTTTTTATTGGCTGCTTCAGCCATTGTTTTGGCAATAGATTTTTGTTTTGCTTCTTCTAAATTCGCATCAATCTCTGGTGATGTAGATGATTGAATGTGATTTAACAGAGCTGCATCCTGAAGTATCGCGTTTAAAGGATTGTTTTGCTGTTTCTTGAGGACATTAACAATCTTAAGTGCTACTTGTTCAGCCGTTTCGCCCGTTTCATAACGCGCTTTATTTAAGATTTCTTCACATCCAGGTGCTTCGAGATCTTGTAATGCTTTGAATCGTTCGCGTTCTGCCTTTACACCCTCATCATACCCTGCTTTTTTCACCGCATTATAAATCTCAGGGTATTGTTGAGATAGGATTTCTACCGTTAACGTCATCGGAGAATTCACCTCCTTTCCTGTATTTTCGAACGCGATTTTTGGCATGTTTTTAAACATGCTAACATCAAATTGAACTCCATTCATAACTAAAATCCCTCCTTTCATCGAAGCTACAATGGATTTTCGTTCATCCACTTCATCAATTAATCCGTATTCTAACGCTTCGTCAGCTGTAAGCCACGTTTCTGCATCCAACAACTCAATAAGCTGTTCGCGTTCGATTCCTGATTTCTCTTGATAAGCAGCGATAATCGACTCTCGTATTTTGTCTAGGTCATCGGCCAGCTTACGAAAATCGGTTGCGTTCCCCCATCCAATTGTCCATGGATTATGAATCATCATCATGGCATTTCGTGGCATAATCACAGTATCTCCTGCCATGGCGATAACCGAGGCAATACTTGCAGCTAAGCCATCGACATATACCGTTACTTTCGCTTTATGGCTTTTTAACAAACTGTGAATGGCTTGTCCCGCAAATACATCGCCACCGCCGCTATTAATTCGCACCGTAAGTTCTGAAATATCCCCTAAACTTTTTAATTCATCCGCAAACTGCTTCGGTGTAACTTCATCTCCCCACCAACTTTCCTCGCTAATCGGACCATATAACAACAATTCAGCGCTATTCTTCGTTGTTGAGGCTCGAAACTCCCAAAATTTCTTACCCATGTAATAGTCCTCCTTCTCTCATCAATTGTTCCTCGCGTGTTCGTTGACGAACGATACGTTCGAAATCACTACCGCTAATTTCCGCAGCTTCACGCGCACGCGTAGAGAATCCTTCTTGCACACGAATCTTTGCCGCATTGACTTCTTTCAATGGATCGATTTGTCCTTGTGACGGACCGTGCCACTCAGCCCCCGAATAAGCTAAACGAATCGCTGGATCATCAAAAAATCCAGGGGCTTCTATGCGACCTCTGGCTACTGCTTCATATAAAAACTCATTGTAAATCGGTTGACAAAATTTCGATGCTAACCAAGACCGCCGCATTCGAAACGTTCTCCACGCTTCTAAAAGCGCCGCGCGGCTTGCAGAATAGGAAGAAGTAAAGTGTTTGATCAACAGTTCATGAGGAATTTCTAAAGCCGCACCGATTTGCCTACACATGGATGTAACAAACCCATCAAACGCAGTATTTGGACGCGATGGATTAACTTCTTTAACGTCTTCACCTTCTCCTAATGCGATAATGGCGCCATTCCCAAGTTCGTAGCTATTTGGATCTTCTGTGTCCACTTGTTGTTCTACTGGAATTCCTTCACCAAGTGGTGTTTCTGGTGTTTGAGAAGTAATAAATACGGTAAACATCCCGCTCACTACAGCTGCCATTAGTTCGGCTTCACTATATCGTGTGAGTTGTTTAAGCGCTTCTATAACTGGCGCGAGAATTGGTACTCCTCTTCGCTGTCCAGGTCGTTCAAATTCCATAATGTGAAGCACATTTCGACGCCCTGACTTAGCGCCAAACGCAGGCACCTCAATCCAGTGATTTTGCATGACAGTCTTATCAAGAGGATGTTTTTGAGCGATAAAATACGAAACCGGAGCGCCGTATTTGTCTACTTTAATCCCTCCACGGACACTTTCATCCATCATCCCAGGAGGATTGCATACTCGATCAGCTTCAATCAATGCTATTTTCAGCGCATATGGATTCCCTGATCTTTGGATCATCGGCAACGTGCAGAACACATCTCCGCTCATTAACATTGAAAGAAATACCAGTGCTTGCATTTCGTAAAAATCAAGCATTCGACCGGCATCACAATCTTGAGCCCATAACTGAAACTCTCGTTCTGCATGACGTTCCCATTCATCAGCTTCCTCATCTGTCATTCCGAGAAAATCAGCGTCAATTTGCGCCTTCAAACGCAATCCAGACCCAACAACATTGCTTCGATATGTCTTTAGAGACCCGGTTGCAAGAGGGGCGCCCATAAATAGATCACGAGAACGTTGCCGCAAAATATCGAGATTATCGGTAATGTCATCATCAGGAGATCCGCCTTTATAGTTCCATCCAATCAATGATTTCTTGGTCCGGCTCGCCCCATGATTGGAATATCCAGAGTTAAGAATTTCTAATTTCCGCCTTGCTGCATAGCGTTTCAAAGCACGTTCTGGAGAAAAAACGGAGATAATTTTATCGAGCATGTTCATAGATCACGCGGCACGACTCGCAATACACGAGCCCCTGCCTTCCTCCCTTTTTCTAATCTGGCCACCTCATTTGACCAAAAACGAATACGTTCTTTAATCTCCGAGAGGTTTGCGCGTGTTAATTCCCTTGTTCCAATTCGATATCGTTGCCCTGTGGATACAGCCAATTCCGCATCAAGCCATGAACGAAGATGTGTTTTTGCTTCTTCGAGTGTCCATAACATTTGTGTCCCCTCCCTTCATCAAATACTAACGCCCCGACTTAGAATGCGCCGTCTTTTTCTAGGCGCTCCTGTCATCGGGGCGTTTTGTTTATAGAAATCTCGTTTCGGTGATTTGGCCAGTGCCTCCAGGTTCGGATTTAAAATTTCAAGCGCTGCCGTCGCATAGTTCCGGCAGTCTAGAGGTTCGTTTCTTGTACCTGGACGCTTAACCCATTCCAAACGAGGACGACCTTTATGATATCTCAACACCCTCTTTTCGGATGTGAGTCCCTCAAAGTAAGTCTGGTCATATCCTTTTTCTGTTTCACGCGGGAAGTGGCAATACCCTGCTTCCCTTTCGTGTTCCACTTTTAAACGAGAGAGAATCAATTCTTTACCGGTATCTACTCCGATGTGGAATAAGGCCACGCGCTTGCGATTTGTTCTTGTTGCCCGGCCCACTAGAGGAACTCCCTCACCGCCCTTTCCTTTGATCGCAAAGACTCGGCGGTGCTCCCGAGTCTTACAGAAATCATAAACCTGCTGGGTGAAGTGTCCCCCAGAGTCGATACAGGTGCAAGCAATACCGATGGCTGTTCCGTCCGCATACTTCCAAGTTCGGCTTAAGTATTCATCCAGCTGATTCCAAACCGCTGGTTGCCCTGGGTCTCCATAGATCGCTCGATATTCGATTCCCCAGGACTCTTTTCCAACTCCCCAGCCGACGACTTCCACCTCAAGACGATCGTCTTGGACATCAACACCTGCCGTCAAAACAAGCACACCATTAGGAACTTCACAGCCGTAAGGTTCTCGGCGCTTCATAAGGTCGTGTGACTCAACGCCGTCTCCTTGCTCTTCCCACGTCTCACCTAGAGTGGTATTAACCCATGCTTTCAGCTGTTCCGGTCCACCACGCTTTGCTTCCAGAAATTCTTCAATGATCTTAGTCCATCGTTTCCACGGGCTCGCCAACTCATTTAAGTGAAATCCGCGTACTCTAGGATTATTTGCTTTTGCAACCCATTTCCCTTTTCCAGTTTTCCACTCAAATTCCCCGTGACGGGCGCCACATTTTATACACTCCATCGTAGCATCTTCAAAACGAATTTGGGCCCATGTCAACGGTTGATATTCCCCGCAGCTAGGGCACGGCAGGCACCACTCCTCCTGGCTACTACCGAGAAACGCCGCTTCAATCCGGCTGGCTCCTTTAATCGTTGGCGTCGAAACATACACCTTTTTTCTATTCCAGAAAGTGGTCGTCCGCTTTTCTGCCAACGTCAACGGGTCTCCTTCCGCTCCGGCGCTTGCTGGAAAACGGTCCACCTCGTCCGCCAATAGAATGCGAATCGGCCGGCTGGCGAGACTAGACGGCGAGTTTGCGCCAACCATAGTGATATGACCTCCAGGGAACGTCTTATGCAGTACTGTGTTTCCGCTGTCCCGACTCCGAGCGTCCGCCACTTTTCCTTGGAGAGCTGGTGAATCACGAAGCATCGGCGCAAGGCGGTCTTTCGAAAACGCCTGGGCCATTTGCAAGGTCGGTTGCATGACCATGATAGGGGCCGGATCGTAGTCGATATGATACCCGATGATGTTAAGGATAATCTCTGTTTTCCCGACCTGGGCACTTGTCATCACGACAACCGTTTCAACAGCCGGATCATTGATCGCATCCATAATTTCTCGCTGGTAAGGCGCTCGATCTGTCCGCCACTGTCCAGGCTCTGCCGATGATTCTGACGACAAACGTCTGTAAAGATCAGCCCACTGGGAGACTGTCAGGTCCGGCGGCGGTGCGACAACCCGAGCAATCTCCCGAAACAGCCCCAGTGTGTCATTTTTTCTTTTTCTGACGCCCACGTTGCGGCGTCTCCTTTGCCGATGATCCTTTTTCTGGTTGTTCTTCGCCGCCTACCTCGTCATCTAGTACCAATTTGTCTTTGCTATATGAGTAAAAGACCTCCGGATCGTACTCGGATAGTTCGGTGAGAGCCTCGTAAACCTCTTTTTTGATGACATCTTGAATTACCGCAAGATCCGTTTGCCCTTGCAAACGCGGAGCTGCTTTGCTGGGAATTGCTAAACAACGAGCACGAAAGGCACTCAGCATGTCGTTCATGACACGCCGGACGTCCTCCGATCGATGCAATTCCCCCCGCATAATCTGTAATTCCAGCTCAACTTTTTGGCGGTTGGCTCGAGTCAAAAGAGTTTTTTCTTTCTTCAGGTCAAGCTCCTCATCTGAATCAGCCATCTGAGCTTTGATCCATGAGATATATTCCTGGACAGTAGTCGGCAAATAGAATTTTCCTCTGCTGATTTTTGATATGATTTCGTTTTTGACTAATTGTTGAATGCGTCGATCGCTAAGGTTTAGAATTTCGGCTAACTCGGAGGTGCTGACGACCCATTTTCCCTGTTCTGACATGGCTTCACCGCCTTTCTTGCTGAATTTCAAAACCGAAACCGAAATGCACTTTTTTGCCCTGTCGCTGACCGTTTTTCGGGGCTCGCACGACCCGCTCCCCAGCTTATCCACAGAAGGACCCGTTAGTTATCCACAACTATTTTTCTGCTTTTTAAGCGCCCTTGCCAGGACTCGAACCCGAACTCTCAGGGTAGAAACCTGATGTGCTATCCATTACACTACAAGGGCAAAATTGAACAAATAAAAAAGCACCCGATTACATTTCGGATGCTTTTCAATTAATTTCTTTTAAAAATTCATTTATTGCCTCTGCAACTCTTTCTACTCCTTCAAAGTACTCTTCATCTGAAATATCGTCATTTAAGTAATAGAACGATTTAACGATCTGATCAATTCTTTGTTTCAATTCTGGACTAGCATCTTTATAGTATGGAGAAAGAGCAGCAACTAATACTGTAAATGCACCTCTGCGGTTAATAAAATCAGTGTCTATAATCCCGGTCAACCCTTTCCCTTTTGAATTCAAATTTAAAGCTCTCCTTGCGACTTGTTCCAATCTAAAAGATTTCAGATCATCTGTCATTACCACTATCCCTCCTTTCCGGCTACACAATACAACAAAAAGAAAGACTTTCCTACTAAATTCGTTCGTCAAATTCCGACAAATAATAGGTATTTATTCCTGAGTTGTTTAATAAATATGTAAATAGAGAAGGGAGGTGGAATGTCATGATTATGCATCCTGTAGTTTCATCAAATTTACAGGCTGTTGGATACGATCCGGAATCACAAACACTAAGAATTAAATTCCATAACGGTACTTATGAGTATTACAACGTACCAGAACATGTTTACCAAAATCTTATGTCAGCTCCTTCAAAAGGGAGATTTCATGCTTATTTCATCAAGGATGTTTACCCATACAAACGATTATAACTTGTTAACTACAGGAACTGGTCGAAAGATGACCAGTTCTTTCATACATAGAGCAAAAACGCTACCCCGATCAGAGTGACGCCCTGCTTCAAATAAAATATCCACGATACCATCATAGCACGTCCGAAACAAAATAATCTGCCGTTTTTCTGCCACTTTTCTGCCTTTTTTCTGTCACTTTTCTGCCAAAAGAATGCTCATACTGTAGAAATTTGATCTCACCCTACCCATTGATGTATCAAATTGCATTGATTAGAATAAACTAAAACAAACCAGACTCCCCTCAACAAGACAATTTTTGTTTATGTAAACTTAATTTTTCTTGTCCGGAGGGGATGCCTAATGACAAAACAACAAATAAGTTTAACTATTTTCATTGGTGTAGTATCTGATTTAATCAGTTCTACTCTTATCCATTTAATAAAGCTGTTAATAGTGAGCTTTATGACATAAGCAATTACGAAGGGGATGTCTGGCTCTGGGGTATTACCCCGGGGTCAGATTAAATAACATATAATGATGGAAGACCTTACAATGAACCGTGTAAGGTCTTCTTGTTTTTATCAGGCTTTTTACGTAATACTTTTAATGATGCAAGCACTAACTTCTCGGTTATTTTTATATTTTATTTGTATTTCCAATTCTTCCATCCTCTTGGCATAAAATCAATCCAAATAAAAAAGCACCACAATGGGTGCCTTTTAATTACTATATTTTGCTTCAATCGAGCCCATCATTTTTAATATTTCATGCGCTATTTTTGCTGGTCCAATTTCGTCCCCTTCTTCGATCTCCTTTAATTTCTCAATCAATTCTTTCCACATTTTTTCATAATCCTTCATGTTATCACCTCTTGTTTTATATTCTACACAAAAAGGAGTTTTCCTTTATCATACAATAATAATGTACAACAATGCTCTTTCAATTCCTCGGTATTACTCTTTCAATTACCCATATCTTATATTTTGTGTAATTGGGTAATTCGCCGAATCCGTTGATATTCCTGCATTAGACCCACATGTAAAAATGAATTACACACTCCATTATTTATGCGTAATTAATAAAGGACAAAAGAAAAAGTGCTCACTTCCTTCCCTAAAATGAGCACTTCAAATCTTGAATTTCGTCATGGCTCGGTCCATCGAATCCTGGTTGACACCGATGTACTTTAATGTAATCGCTGGCGACGAATGGTTAAAGATTTCTTGCAGCATGGCCACATCTTTGGTCTGCTGGTAAAAGTGATAACCAAATGTTTTCCGAAGCGTATGCGTTCCGATCTCATCTAAATGAAATCGCTCAGCAACCTTCCTCAATATTTTGTATGCCATGCTCCGACCGATTGGCTTGTTATGTCCATTGCGGCTTTTAATTAAGTATTCATCGTCCCTTTTTCCTTCAATGTACCAGTTCAGCTCCCGCTTCAAGGACGGAGTAATACGGATCCTCTTCTGTTTGCCGGTTTTCTTTTCACGAATGCTAATATGCGTCCCCTTCACATCACCGACTTTAAGCTTTAAAATGTCGGAAATACGAAGCCCTGTATTTATGCCAATTAAAAACAGTATATAATTCCGCTTGTTCTGTTCTTTCAAAAATTGCTTAATCGCTTCAATCTTTTCTGGATCGCGAATCGGCTGAACAAAATTCATGATGAAATCACCTCGCTTTCTTCCTTTTTGTACACTTCGATTTTGAGAGCAAAGGCTAGCTTATAAAAGGCACGTGACTTTATGCGATAATACTTGCGCTCGCTCATACCGAGGTCGTTGTAAATTTCGTAATCATATACATCGTCTTCGGACATGTAACGCCGGATGATAATCGCCCGTTCCCATTTACTCAGACGATTGACCGCTGCAGCCATACGTTTAACGTATTCATCACGTTCCCGCTCATAATCAGCATTTCTTATAGCCATTTCTTCGGTTGAGGAATGGAATTTGTTTGTATTGGAAGGAGGAACGAGCGAATACTGCTGGGTAACCCGTGGCAACTGATCTAAGCTCAATGTAAATAAAAACATACGATACTTTTCTAATGCCGCTTCAACCGCTTTTTTTGTCGCTTTGCGATCAATCTCATCTAATGGCTTATCCATCTTCTCAACCTCCGAAATGAATGATTAATGCTGACGAAAAGCGCCGCCTTTGGCACGACGATAAACTGGACGATTAACCCCCATCAGTTCTTTTAGTTCCCGCTCGGTAAATCGTTCTTTGAAGCGTTTCGGTTTAGGCTCTTTCTTATGCTTATCTGTTCGAAACATCTTGTTCGCTTTCATCCATTTTTGCAATTGCTGCTGAATGGTTCTCATGACACATTCCTCCCATCATTTTTGCTGCAAAAGAAAAGAGGACACCAATCATACAGAAGTAGCCATGCTACTCTGCACAATCAGTGTCCTCACGCTCTCGGTCTTGGACATATTTGGTTTTATTTCCATTATATCAAAATACCGAAAATGAACAATTAGACTGCTGTCTTTTGCAGCAATATTCTAAACGTTTCTCTTCCCTTTGGCGTTACAAGAGTTTGTACATCAGCTCGTCCATTTCGCTCCCATTCCTTCAACTCGAACAAGGATGGAACATATTGAGCATAAGGCTTTAATTTTCCTCTTTGATCGCGGTAAATATACTTTTTCGCCAACAGCCAATCGATAAAAGCCTTTGGTTTGATCTTCAACTCCTTGGCCGTATCCCGAAAATTAGTGAGCAAACGCCGATCGACAAGCGCATCAAAGTAGTCTGCCTTGGGCTTCATCGCCGCAATTTGTTCGTTTTGTTTCCTTACTGTTTCTAGTGTTGCGCGAAATAACAACTTCGTCTGCTCGTCCGCATGTTTGAGATACGTTTCAATAAACATGTCTTCGTTTGCTACATAACCACCTGTCTTCCTAATCGTTGGAATGACTTCATGAGTGATCCAGCGCTTAAACTGTTTAGCCTCTGATTTGCGACTTCCTAAAATGAGCGTGTATAAACCAGGCTCATTCACAATGAATGTTTCTTGTTTTCTTCCCAGCGAATCGGTGACCGGAATTAAACTCCGCTCATCATCATCGAGCCTCTGAACTGCTTTTCGCGCGTCAGAAATATCAAGAATTTCACAAACATCCTTAGCCACAAACCACACTTCTCCGTCTTTTACAATCGTCCGCACCTGGCTACCGCTGTAATTAAACACCTGCTGCAGATGATTCATCCGTTCTTTCCCTCCTTAAATTCCTTTCTTGGAAACACAACTGTCATTTTGTTTCCTAAATGTTTTCTTCGGCTTCTTCTACCCCTGATTCACACCATGTCGTGTAATGCTCAAAAAATTCATCCTGGTCATCAAATTCTTTCAAACAATTAGGGCAAGTGAACATTTTTTCTCCTCCCGTTCAATCGATTAATTTACAGTGACTCTTATCAATCCATCCATGTGGCCACCCTGCTTGCTCCTGTGTGGTTCTGACAACAAAACATTTTTTATCACGACTTTCACTTTGAATGACGAATTTATGTCCGATGTAATCCTTATACCATTCATAACCATCTGAACCTGTTACGATTAATTCTTTTCCTCGATATTCAGACAAGACAACTCTCCCCTTTTCTAGACAACAAATTTGCTATTTTGTTTCGTAAAATCTTCGTACTGTTCACCAATCTGTAATCTCATCATTCATCAACGCTTCAAAATCAAGTCCTTCAAGATAAGCGATTGCTTTTTTCCAAGCGTATTCGTAATTTCCTTTTTTAATTTCATTGCTGACTTCTATTAAAAGCTCAACTTGTTCAGCGCTCTCTTTTTCTAACTGCTCGATATATTCCAACGCAGCGTCAAGGCTTTTTATCGGGAATTTAGGCATTTGATTCACTCCTTCGCATTATGTGTCTACTATGAAACACAATGCTTATTTTGTTTCCTCCAATGCCGATTTGATTCTTTTCGCAAATTCCTTTTGCGAAGGCGGTCTAAATAAATCCGCTAATGTTTCATGTTTTCTACACTCTTCGCAGATATAGTCCATCCCCTCTGCAAGAACAATGCTAACTAAGAGCTGTTTGTATTGTCCGCAATATGGACATTTAACCCCTTCCCCTGAAAAATCATCGATAGCCATTTGTCGTGGTATTGTTTTGTTCCAAGGAAGTTTGTTCATTTTTTCTTCTCCCAACGAAACATAATTACTCTTGTGTTTCCTTAAAACGGAAAATCATCATCCGGCCAAGGACAGCAAGCTCCCCAGTTTTCAGGATTGGCACGCCAACGATCTTCTTCGATTTCTTGCCGCTTCTGACGAATGAAATCAAAAAGCTGGCGCAGATTTTTACTTTCAGGTTCTCCCATTTGACTGACGGCACAGTCAATATACATATATAGCTCCATCACATCATCATCTGATACTGTTGGCAAATCGATATTCAACCCTATCCCTCCAAAAACTCATAAATATCTGTTTGCCCTTCTGGAGCGACGAAATGTTGTGATTTTGCTTGTATGCGTAACTCTCCGGATGACACTTCACAAAGCGCTTTATCCGTCTTACAAACGGGACACTGCAAAAGATGGTGTTCTTCAAAGCCTTGCGAAACAGCGAATAAAAAATCACAGTCCTGGCATTCGTAAACATGAACGGGAATTTTCACCTCAAAACAACTCGCTTTCCTCGTATTTGATTCGGGCAGTTTTCCCTTTTGCCGTTTCAATGATCGTAAAGCCATGTTCTACTGCTTCCGCTACTTTTGCCTTCCCTTGAACTCCATCGATGACGAGAACAAGTACCTTTCCTGGAACAACAGGATGAGAAACAGTCATGTTATTTATATCAATTGGCAATTCTTGTGCTCTTTTCACCGGAATCCCTCCACTTGTGGTATAATTGTGGTGGGTGGTCGGGAGGAATCCCGGCTTTTTTGTTTTTGTAAGGCAATTAAATTTTGGATTATTTCGACACACCTTTCCGCTTCCGACTTTTCGGCCAGCGCCAATCGATAAGGCGGCGATTGTCGTGGTCGTAATATTTTGGTCGTGGGCGGTTCCGATAGGCTTCTAGCTCTTCGGGTGTTAAATAGCTGACAGTTACTGGACCGTGTAATGATTTGCGGCTCACGCAATCTCCTCCAATCTACGTTTGATTTCATTGCGTGCCAGTTGTTTGTAGCAAGCAGGGCAGTCTTCATAACGCAGAATGGTTACTAGTTGCTTGATCGTCGCCTTGGACCAATCCATCGTGTTCCTCCCCTTCTACACGTTCGTATTCCCGCTGAATTTCTTCCAGCGACAGTTTAGAAAAGACCCTTCCGTCCGCTGCTCGAAAAACACCTTTCCGGCGTAGACGCTGGATCAATACATGCTTTAGCAGCAATCCCAAGGTCATTCCTCCTTCCGCTTACGAAGTGGAAAAGAATCGGTCTAACCTTGATGTAGGGTACGTTTTTCCGTTTATGCACACCGTAACGAGGTTCGATTTTGTAATCCCATATCGTTCTAAGACATCGAGCAAATCTGCTTCGGAACGAATGCTGCCGGTAAAGCCAATAATCGTGCCGACATCATTCCGGTATTCCAGGCGAATCCAAAACGGGTAGCCCATTCGATTCACCTACTCATCATTGGTGTCCTTATATTTCTTGAGCCGCTCCTCCAATTCACGTCTACGGCGCTCTACATCACTGTCATGATGATCTGCAGACTCTGGAACGTCATAATTTATATTCCCTAGCCAATCAGGGATCATTTCCGTACGTACCGGTCTGCGTTGTTTCACACTGCCGGAACCGTTTCGTTTTTTCGCTTGCTGTTCTTTGAAAGCCATTTGTGCAGCGCGAACTTGTTCGACTGTTCGATATCCCTTTTCGGACCAGTCGCGCAAAATGGACTCGACGTATTTCCATGTTTTCACGCCATTTTCAACTGCTATTTTCATAGCTTCTAAGACCAATTCCTCTGATGTATCGGCAATCCAGTTTGAAATCTTCTCGCCTATGTAGCTACCAATGACACCAAAGCCATTTTGTTCAAAAAAGAGAAATGGATTCATAGATTCGCGCACGGGCGTATCTACTACTACTTCTTTATTTATATCTGTAGTATTCTCTGTAGTAATCTCTGGTATTGGTCTGTTCAAGTTGAGCAGATCGTCTGTCCAATCTGAACAGATGGACTGCTCATTTTGAACAGATGGACTGTCGATTTCGTCAGTCGACTGCTCATTTTGGACAGTCGATGTGTCAGGTTGAGCAGTCGACTGTTCATCTTGAAGCTGTGCCAATTTTTCATAATTAATTCGATACCATTTTGTTTTGTCGATCTTGGAGCGATTAAAATTCCCTGTGATAATGAGCCCCTGTTTTTCTAGCTTCGTGATAATGCGGCGAATCGTGCTTTCCGACCAAAACGGGAACTGCTCTTTCCATTCCTCGTATGTGTTGTACACCCATGTATGCCCTTCCTGGACGTTAGTGCTGCGCTCAAGCCAATAATGCAGTTGCTGCAAGACAATGCTTTCATTTAGACCGATGGCCGCCGCTAGCGACGGCAATATCACGAGTGGCTCTTCATCTAAAAGAAGTCTTGTTGCCACTTGCGTATACCCCCTCTCCTTTACTTGAAAAACGCTCTATTTTGTGGCATGATGTAAATCAGTTAATAAATTCCGAAATGAAAAACTGTATACCACCTTTTCCAAGCTGATCGGCTATTTCCGAAGCGATTTGACGGCATTCAGAAACACTCAAGGCATATACAAGTGCTGTGTGAATCGTTTGGAAAGAGCCGTTTTCTTTTATGGTGAATTCCACTTCAAATAGCATATTTTTTTTTCATGAAGCATACATTGTAATGGGCGCTTCAAAATAACCTCCTTTCTAGCTAACGTGTTGGATACCGCCCTTCTTTTTCAACCGGCAAAGCTTGTTGTAGACAGATTGTTCATCTCGATTTAATTTTTCTGCAAGTTGATCAATCGTCAAAATGTGTCGATGATGCCATAAATAAAACTCTTCTTCGTTGGTCCATTTTCCTTTTCTCTTTGTTTTTTCCGTTACTGAAACGTTGATATGGTCCTCCTCTAACATGGATGACAATTGACGCATTCGCTTGCCGATCGGACAATCCGTTAGACATGGACTGTCTCTTCTTTCGCTACGCTCTTTACATGAAGAGCAATTCGTATCTAGCAACTTGATAATCCGCAAGCGAATTTGCTTCTTCTCCTCCCTAGTCACTTGATACCGCCCTCACTATAACTTGGATACAAAATCAATTCGGATGCCTCGTTTACGCATTTCATTGATAATTTCCATTAACTGCGCGCGGCGAGCTTTTTTCATTTCGATTTCCTGCAACTTTTCGATTAAAAACTGCAGTTCAGAATTTTTGGTTTTTGCGGATGCGTAGTCATTGTTAACCAACGCGTCGTGTATGTACTCGACGCAACAAAAAGCTTCGTCAAGAAATCCCAGTTCCTGCAAGTGTAGAAATGTGTTGTTTCTCAATGTTTGATACCTCCTTTCGAATCTGGATCAGATGTGCTAATGCACATCGACCGAAGTGCAAGCAGTTGGCGGGCTGGGAGCACACCCGCCGGCTTGCACTGCCGTCGACAAGCATTAGCTTGCCGAACTTGCTTTGTGCTGCAAGTGATGGTACAATGAGCTTAAATTCGAGCGAGCTGGTTTAAACTATAGCAGTGAGCGTTTAGCTTGCTGCTTTTTCTTTTTGTCCGAATCGCTGGTAAAGTTCTTCTTTCATCTTTGACTCTAACTCCATCAGCAGTGTTGGATTGTTCCGCAGTTCCACGCAAACTTCCCTAACCTCTGAAGCTTTCATCAATCGGCTTGCTGAGAAACAGAAAATCATCTAAATCCCTCCTTACCATTGCACCAATTCTTCAACTGGTTGACATTTATATCGCTCGACGTATTCAGGATGATAGTAAGCTTTGACTAAAACATTGATTGCATCCACATACGCCTTGCATGCTTTGTATGATGGACAATCAGAAAGCTTTTTATATGCTCCTCGGCCATCTTTCCATTCGTCGCGCAACTCTTCTAACTCGGCATCCAGAAATCCCTTCAAAGAGTTAATTGCATGATCCACTTGAATTCCACCTCTCTTAGCGTTTGATAAATCCTTTAGCTTTTAATTTTGCGCGGTGCTGCTGCCACATTTTGAACCAAGAAAAGCCGTAGTCGATACAAATAACCGCGACGTATTGAGTAAGTGCAACAATTGCGTCAATCGCTTGCAAAATCGCTTCTTCAAGCTGTTTTTTGTCAAACTCCCTAATAGATCGAGGATGATTGGCAACACAAACGCTTTCGATTGCTTCAAGCGCTTCGATGAGCTCCTCTTTCGTTTTCATTGCAACGCTTGCCCGGTGAAGATCGACCATCTCTCCATCCAGCTTTACAGGTCCCCATCCTGTGTATTCGGCCGCTGCCTCGAGTGCAACCCACGGATTGTTATGCTTTTCCGCAAAGTATTTCGAGAGATTTGGTTGCACTCGATAGCGACCGTTTTCCTGGTGTGAAATGGATTCACGGGATTCAAAGATCTCAAAAGATAATTGCTGTTGGGTCATATTCGCATCTTTTCTTGCCTCCTTTACTGCATTTGCGGCTCTACCACACTTCACTTTTTTATCTCTCCTTTCTACCATCAATAAGGAAAATAAATGTTATGGTATTAATTAGAGAACTTTATTCTTTTCGGTAACAATCGATGACCGCCTGGGCGATCTGTTTCAAAACGGGATTGCCCTTTTCCCATTCCTTTTTAAACCACTCTTTCCGTTCTTGAACACTCATAAGTACTAACGGGGAGTGAATAATAACAGTGGTGTTGCCATATTTGAATTCCTTCATGCCCGCATTCCCCCTTTGTTCATGTTTATGCGGAGCATGAGAAGCAATTGCGGACATTTGGGTGAGTGTCATCATAATCACCTCTTTATTCTTGCCTTGGCCAGCCTTAAAAAACACAAATCGTGCGGTTATTGGCTAAAAAAAATTGATTCAACTGACACTCCATAATAATTGGCTATCTTTAATTTAATTTCGTCTTTTGGTACTCTTTGCGCATTCTCATACATCTGTAAAGCACTTACACTTATTCCTAAGGCTTTAGCTACTTCTTCACGTGAACGATTTCCGCGAAGAGTTACCAAAATTTCTGCGATTCTTTCTTTATTCAATCTTATCATCACCTCACAACTGCACATTTCGTGTTCTTGATTAAAGTATTACACAACACAAAACGTGTTGTCAACACTTTTTGTGTTCTTTGTTTAATATTTCGTTTTTATTAACACGTAATGTGTTACAATTTAAAATAGGTGATATATATGACTTTTGGTAAAAGGGTGCGTTTTCTTAGGAAAAAAAGAAATATGACTCAAAAGGATTTAGCTGATGTATTTAATCTAAGCGAAAGTACAATTGGTATGTACGAAAGGGATGAACGCGAACCATCTTTTGAGTTCGTTAGGCAGCTTGCTGATTTTTTCAATGTCACTACCGACTACTTGCTAGGTCGTACTGATAATCCGAATCCTCCAGAGGACGATGATAAAGAGTTAGGAACGTTGGCAAGAATCAATCAACTCATCAAAGAATACGGCATCGAACAAATGGGCTTCTTCGATATTGAGAAGTGGAAAAGCCTATCGGAGGAAGAGATCGAGGAGATCATAAAACACTTCGAGTGGGTCGTTCATAAGGCAAAAGAAAAGAATAAAGCAGCAAGAGAAGACACCGAAGACTAATATTTAGTTTTAGGTGTCTTTATTTTCAGTTGAGTAGTAGCAAAGAGGAGTCGTTAGAACACTAAAAAACAAACTGTGACTTATTAAACGGAAGCTTGATCGGGCTTATACAAGCACAAAATTTTTTAATCTTTTTATAGTTATATTTTACTAGGTGGAAATGAGTATTTTGCAAACTTTACAGAACTGAGAAAATTCTATCCAAACGGAGTTCCTTCTACCCATCCAGCTTATCAACCGAAATTGGATAGAGATAAAGATAATTATGCATGTGAAAGATAGACGTCACGATAACCTTAATGGTTTCATACGTTCTTCGAAGGCAAAAAATAAAGGTGATAAAACTCGTTAAGGAGATAATTAAGCACTTCGAGTGGTTTTGTGTACAAAGCAAAAGAAAAAATAAAAATAGCAACAAAGAGTAGCCGCCTGAAACACTATCCAATAGATGTTTCGGGTGGTTATCTAATTATACAGAGAGGAGTATTAGTCATGGGGACTTTCAACAAAGATTATTTTTTAACTGCTAATGCTAACATTTTAGAGAATGATGAAGGACTAAGAAAAGTACAAAAGGATGCATATATCGAAATTTGCAACCATTTTTTATTGAAGAAGTCTAAAAGTCATGCTGTTGCCATTTTACCAACTGGTTCCGGTAAAACAGGAGTAATGGCAATTGCACCTTTTGGAATAGCCAATGGTCGGGTTTTAATTATTACACCCCAACTAGTTATCAAAGATCATGTACTTGATTCTCTTGATCCTACAAATCCAAAAAACTTTTGGTTAAGACATAATGTCTTTAAAGATTTTAATGAGTTGCCACAGGTAGTTGAATACGATAAAGATACTCTTTTTGAAGAATTAGAAGAAAGTAATATTGTCATCTTAAATATACATAAACTAAGCAAAAAAACTCGAAACTCTCTTCTAAAAAAAGTTGAAAAAGACTTTTTCGATATGATCATCATAGATGAAGCCCATCATTCACCTGCACAAACTTGGCAAGACGCCTTAGAATATTTTAGTGACGCTAAAGTATTAAAGGTGACAGGAACGCCGTTTAGAACAGATCGAAAGAAAATCGAAGGAGAGGTCGTGATCAATTACAGGCTTGGTAAGGCAATGAAAGATGGGATTGTAAAATCGTTAAAAAACTTCATTCTTAAACCAGAGAAAGTGTATTTAACATTAGATAATGATAGCTCAAAAAAATATACAATAAAAGAAATTGAGGCACTGAAACTTAAAGACAAAGATTTTATAACCAGAAGTGTAGCATATTCACCAGAATGCAATAAACATATTGTTGAAGCAAGTGTAAAAGAACTGAATAAACGTCGCAACAGCAGTACTGTTCCTCATAAAATCATCGCTGTTTGTTGCAGCATTAAACATGCCGAAGATGTAAAAAAGTTATATGAAGAAATGAATCTTAGAGTGGCTATTGTTCACAGCAAATTACCAAAAAAAGAAAAAATTGAAGAATTACGCAAAATTGAAAGCCATCAAGTTGATGTGGTTATCCATGTTGCTATGTTAGGTGAAGGATATGACCATCCATACTTATCTGTAGCTGCTATCTTTAGACCATTCCGGAGCCTAGCACCTTACTCTCAATTTATTGGAAGAATACTTAGAAAAATTCCTGACGATGAAGTCAATAGCCAGTTAGATAATATAGGTGTAGTTATAGCTCATAGAGATCTGGGACTAGATGAACTATGGGAAGAATATAAACAAGAACAAGAATATTGTGATGTCTTAAGATCAGTTGAAAAAGCCGAAAAAGATGAGAGAAATTTATTAAAAAAAATCGGAAATCCTAAAAATTCCGAGATTGGTTCTGTTTTTGTTGAAGGAGAGCTGCATACAGAAGAAGAATATTATGAATATACAGAAGCTGCAAAAGCATATGAAGCATACGAAAAAGAAATAGAAGAAAAAGCAAAACAATTAAAACAAATTTTTCCTGACAAGAATGAAGAATATTTAAAACAACTAGCAAGACAACAATCTAAACCAACTTTAACAAATCCACTGTTGAAAAATCCTAAAAAATACCGTATGCTTCTGAGAAGAGAATTCTGGGAAAAAGTACAATACGATATCCCCGCTACACTAATTACGGAATTAAAACTCAAAAAGGAAGGCAGAGAATTAGCTAATCTTCCTTTAAAAAAGGATATGCGTTGGATATTGAAAGACGGGGATAATGCAGCAATTATTGCAAAATATATGAACTGCGTTCTGGTTTCTAAATATGGACCAAGGGAAAAATGGACAATTAATGACTACCATAACGCTAATAATGAATTAGATGAAATCGTGACTCATCTGAAAAAAATGATTAAATCAATTCTTCGCTAAAGGAGTGTAGAAAATTGTTAAACAAATTACGTACACAATTGTGGGAAGCCATGTATCTTAACCCAGTCTGGCCTCATGAATTACTAGAAAACGCTAAAGATCCTGAATACCAAAACATTTCTTTCAAACCGTTAGATGCTGGACTTGAAGTCGAGTTATTATTCATGGATGAAGGACAATTAGTTAAAGCTGTTTACCTTTTTGACTCAAACGATCATTTGCAACGGGCAGTAATGTATGAAAATGAGCACGAAAGCGTTATTTACGATCGTAATCAATTAGTGACTAATATAATGAATGAAATTCTTGAATTAACCGGCGTTAAGCAATCAAATAAAATTATTGCATAAAATAAATTATTACTAAAAGCCCAAAATTGGGCTTTTTCTTTTTATTGCCAAGCCAAACATTCGTTCCTATAATATCCTTAGGAGGGGGACAATATGGAGCTACGCCGCTACTACACGACTGCGTTAGAGGATTGGGTGACCAGATTTTATACAAGGCTAAAGATTTTTCGCCCAGAGGATATTAGTCCATTGATAATTTCAAGAAAATTAAGCATTTTCCTTCGTGAAAGGCCATTTCCTTCTACTCACCAAGTTGTAGGACGATTCCGATGTATCGTCGTCGATTCGCGTCTTTCTCAAGAAGAAAAACGGGAGGCTTTCTTCCATGAATTATGCCACATTCTACGACATGTCGGTGTACAGAGCATGATGCCAGAGGCTTTTCGAGAGCTACAAGAACGGGATGCAAATCATTTTACTAAATATGCTGCTATTCCCTTTCACATGTTGAGATTCATTGACTGGGACGAGCCATACATAATTGAGCATATGTCGAATATGTTTAAAGTAACACCTAAATTATGTGAAGAGCGTTTGATTCAAATTCGAAACCGTGCCCTAATTAAACAGTAGTCCAATTTTTGGACTATTTCTTTTTATTGTGTATGGGTATGGTCGATTATATACTTGTGTAGAGGTGATTTTATGTATAGACCAACGAACCTCGATGTCTTTATTTATCTCCGCAAAAGCCGCAAAGACATTGAGGAAGAGAAAAAAGCAGCTGAAATCGGTGTTTCTTATGATACTCTCCAGCGCCATCGTGACACATTGCTGGCTGTTGCACGAAAAGAAAACCACAACATCATTGACATCTTTGAAGAAGTCGTTTCCGGCGAGTCGATTGCTGAGCGACCTCAAATACAAAAGCTACTCCGAGAAGTCGAAACAGGAATTGCAGATGCTGTTCTTGTGATGGACATCGACCGTCTTGGTCGTGGTGATATGCTAGACCAAGGAATTTTGGACCGTGCATTCCGCTATTCCGGTACAAAAATCATTACTCCGACAGAAGTATATGATCCGGAATCAGAAACATGGGAACTCGTTTTTGGAATCAAGTCTCTTATCGCTCGTGAAGAATTAAAAACCATCACCAAGCGTATGCAACGCGGCCGCCGTACATCCGCAGCAGAAGGAAAATCTATCTCGAAGAAACCACCGTATGGCTACCTTCGTGATGAGAATCTCAAGCTGTACCCCGATCCAGAAACGTCATGGGTAGTGGTGAAAATCTTTGAGATGATGAGGGACGGATATGGGCGTAAAGCGATTGCTACAGAATTGGACAGGCTTGGCGTGAAACCACCCGATGAAAAACGGGAATTTTGGGCGCCTACCACTATTACATCGATTATAAAAAATGAAGTCTACATGGGACATATTGTGTGGGGGAAATTTCGGTATGTAAAACAAAACGGGAAATATGTACGCAAAAAAATGCCCCCAGAGCGCTGGTATGTGAAAGAAAATGCTCACGAACCACTCGTGTCAAAAGAGCTTTGGGAAGCCGCCAATAAAGCTCACGCCAGTCGGCGCCCTTCTACAGTTGAAAACAAATCACTTGCAAATCCTCTTGCTGGAATTTTGAAATGTGGAATTTGTGGCTTTACAATGTGGTATCAACCGCGCCCTGATCGACCGAATGATTATATCCGATGTGTTACTCCAACATGTAGGGGGCTACAAAAGGGAGCAATACTTCAACTTGTAGAGGAAAGAATATTACAATCACTCGCAGAATTCGTCGATCAATTCGAGGTGCAAGAGAACAAAATGGATAAAAACGAAGATAAGTCTGTTATCCCTCTCAAACAAAAAGCATTGGAAAAAAAAGAGAAGGAACTGCAGGAATTGAATAAACAGAAAAACAATCTTCACGACTTTTTAGAGCGTGGTATCTATACCGTTGAAGTTTTTTTGGAACGGCAGCAAAACATTGTACAACGTATCAAACAGACACAAGAAGAGATCGAACAGCTCAAACAAGAAATAGACAAAGAACAGCTCAAGGAAAAAAATATCAACGAGTATATTCCTACAGTTAAAAAGGTGTTAGAGGCATATCGTAGTACGGATGATATTGAAAAGAAAAATCGCCTCCTCAAGTCGGTGCTTGAAAAGGCGACGTACCTTCGAAAACCGGAATGGACCAAAAAAGATCAATTTATAATCGAGCTTTACCCTAGAATTTAGAGGCAAGGGCCTCCTTTTTTTCTGCCGAAAAGAAAAACTTCAAAGCGTTGAACACATCGGATTTTTGTTTTAAGATATAGTATTTGAATTTCTCATCTTTCATATTACCGTATGCTCGCATAAGTGTAGAGGGTGAACGGTTGTACTGATTTACTTCTCCATATCCAAACATGTTGGACACTTTCATTAGTTCTTGAACAAGTTTGACACAACGGGCGTTATCTGATGTCAAGTTATCTCCATCCGAAAAGTGGAACGGATAAATATTATAACGCGATGGCGAGTATTTCGTTTCAATGAGCTCCAACGCTTTTCGATAGGCGGAAGAACAGATCGTGCCTCCGCTTTCTCCTTTTGTGAAAAATTCATCTTCGGTAACCACTTTTGCTTCTGTATGATGGGCGATAAATGCGATTTCCACCGTTTCATATTTTGTACGTAAAAAGCGGGTCATCCAAAAGAAGAAACTGCGTGCCATATATTTTTCCCACAATCCCATTGAGCCGCTTGTATCCATCATCGCAAGAACAACTGCTTTCGAATCTGGCTTTACCACTTCATTCCATGTTCTATATCTTAAATCTTCACGATAAATCGGATAAAAACTTGGATTGCCATTCATCGCATTTCTCTTAAATGCCGCGAGCATCGTTCTTTTTTTATCGATATTCCCCGTTAAACCAGTACGGCGAATATCATTAAATTCAATATGTTCTACAACGTTTTGGTCCGCTTCTTTTCTTTGTAAATTCGGCAGCTCCAATTGGCTGAATAACGCTTCTTCCAATTCCATTAGCGAAACTTCCGCTTCATAATAATCTTGCCCGGGCAAGTCGCCGGCTCCTTGCCCTGTTCCAGGCCCTTGTCCCTCCCCTGATCCATCTCTTGCAACAACATCGCCAACTTGACTGTCTCCGTTCCCTTGACCAACATGTTTGTTTTTCTCATAATTATAACGAATTTTATATTCATCCAAAGAACGGATCGGAATTTTAATGACGTCACGTCCGTTTGACATAATGATGCTTTCTTCTGTAATTAAATCTGGCAAATTGTTTTTAATTGCTTCTTTTACTTTTTCTTCATGTCGTTTTTGATCGTCATGTCCTTTCCGATGGAGGGACCAGTCTTCTTTCGATATAACAAAGTTTCCTTTCAT